TTGACGGGATCAATCAGCGCCTCACGCCGGCGGCACCGGACCCGGCTTCGGGACCTGATGCTCAAACCGTGGCGGCCACCAACCGCTTCGCGAGGGAATCTTCCGACAGTCTCAGGCAGCGGATGCCTGAAGGCCAATTCGACGAGGCGTACTCGTTCGCAAGGCAGAAGCTCTCCGAGCAAACCGGCCTGTCCTGCGAGGCGCTGAACATCTACGAGTCCGGCCTGATATGGGAAATGATGAACCAGACGGGGCAGGACCCCGCTGTTGAGGCTGTTCGGTTCGCCGAGAGCCAGGGGTGGAAGCCCAATGGCTCGACAATTCCGTCACAGTCCTCGACCCAGACCGGCGAGCGTCCTGCCCCCGTCGTTCCCGAGCGCACGGTGCGCCGGATGAAGCATGGCGTGGATCAGAACGCGGCGATCGAGCCGCGAAGTGAGCCCGGAAGTCGCGGTGGTACGATTACCGCTGCGAAGTTCTACCAGACCTATGATTCACCATCGAGGAGAGACGTCTTCATGAAGTACCCGGAAGCTTTCGAGCAGCTCGCGCTGAAGAAGGAGGTTTCTCTCCGGTACCTTCCCAAGGATCAATAACCGTCGCCGGGTTTTCGGGCGTATAGGTGTCGCCGACCTCAACGGGCGCATCGCTGTCGCCGAGCGTGTTCGGGCGAGTTCGGGTAGTTCGGCTCCCGTGAAGTGCCGAATTCACGAATTCACCAAGGAAATATATGGCTGTCAAACAGATTCCAACCACTCACGAGCTCGCCGCCAAACTATGGGCGGACGGGCTCGAGGCAGAAACCCTTCTGAAGATCTCGGTCCACGGGCTGGTTACCAGCAAGTCGGACTCGGTGATTCAGAAGCGGGACATGCTGAGCTCCAACCCCGGAGACGTCGAGCGCGTCGGCCTTCGGATGCAGGATGCCACCGCTCCGAAGACCTCTGGTCAGACGATCGAGGGCAGCGAGAAGACGCTGACGCTCAAGTACCTGGACATCACGATCAACGAGTTCGCGGAAGCGTACCGTTGGGACAATGTCATGTCTCGGATTCGCGTCACCTTCGAGCATCGCGACGAGGCGAAGGCAGCCCTCAGCGATTTGCTCGCGAATGCCTGGGACACCAGCTTCTTCAACCAGATCGCCGGGATGGTCGCCGCAGGCGCCGAACCGACGTTCGAGGGCAACAACACGATCAACGCTCCAACGGCCGAGAATCACATTTTCGCTGGCTCAGCAGCCAACGAGGGTGCGATCGCCGTCACCGATGTGATGACGTTGGACCTCATCTCGAGGGCCAAGGCTCTGTCGAAGACCGGGCTGACCGGAGTTCCGATTCGCAAGGCTCGGATTCCCGGTTTCCCCGAGCCCCTCTACGTGGTGTTCGTCCACCCGTGGCAGAACGATGCCATGCGGCAGGCCGACACTCGCTGGGACAACATCTGCAACTCCGCGATGCAGGGTGGAATGATCGGCGACAACCCGCTGATCACCGGAGCGATGGGAATCTGGGACGAGTGCCTCATCGTCGAGAATTCCAGAGTGCCACAGGGTGCCGCTGGTACGGGCACCGCTACTCGCCGCGCGATCTTGTGCGGAGCGCAAGCTGCCATCAGCGCTCAGGGCAGGATTGGCGGGACGCCTGACTCGTTTCGCTGGGTCGAGAAGTTGTTCGAGTACGACCGCGAGATGGGTGTCATGGGCGGCTTCGTCGCTGGCATCAAGAAGTCCGTGTTCACAGACGAGAACGCTGGTGGGAACCCGATCGACTTCGCCACTCTGGTGATGTCGACGGCTACCGACGCGGTCGACGTCTAGCTTTTCATGAGGATCGGTTCCTAGCCTCTCAACAGGGTTCTCCCTCCGGCCTTGGTCGTAGGTTGTCCCGTTCGGGGGGCCGGTTACTTCCCCTAACCGGCTCCCCGATTTTGAAAGGGTTCCAATGGACATCAGGACTGTCATCGAAAACGGGCTGTCTGAGATCCATCGTCATCAGCCGAACGACGAGGATTTCTTCACCATCGCTTTGCTTCGAGCGATGCGATTCCACAAGTCCTTGCCGTTCTGGTTCAACGAGCGGACCTGGCTGTGGACGATGACGAAGGGAACCTACGAGTACAAAGCGAATTTCGATCCGAACACGGTGCTGCCGTCGACCTCGGTCCTTTCGCTGCCGGCGAACATCCAGACACCTCGAACGATCCAGATCAAGGTGGGTCAGAACTGGTGGGATCCGATGGAGCAGACCACGATGTCGGAGATTCGCGAGGCGGTCTTCTTCGAGGGCAACTCCGGCTATCCGGATCGTTTCGCTTGGTTCAACGAGTCGTTCTTCTTCTACTCGATCCCGCAGAGCGACTTCCCGTCGAGGATGGACTACGTCGAGGACCTCGACCGTCCTCGGTACAGCTACGATGGAGCCAATTGGCTCTTCGAGCAGCGTGACATTCCCGCCAACCCTACGACGTGGATCCCTCTCTCGCCGACGTACACTAACCGCTGGCTCCAGGAGGGTGAGCAGATGATTTCCGCCTGGGCCAAGTGGCGTATGTACCATGCGTACTACAAGGACCGCGAGGCCGCGGCTGACGCCTGGGCCGAGTACATCCTGATGAAGAAGGAGCTCCAGTTCCAGAAGGACAGGTTCGAGCAGGGAAACATGCGACTCCAGTCGACCCCAATCTAGGCGAATTCACGATTTCGGCATGAGCAGCGGAACCTTCAGAGACTATTTTGTGCCGCTCGGCGAGTGGCGACCGGACTCGATCGAGTTCGACTCGAGCTACCTGGCAGAGTGTAAGAATCTGCTTCCGATCTACTCAGGTTATCGCCCGATGGCGAAGCTGGTCCCGCTGTCGACGGGTCCTGATCCCGCGTCGGCTGAGTTCTCGCCGCAAGTCACGGGGACCTACGTCCACAGGACGTCAGAGCAGACCGGCGTCGAGGTCTTGCAGCCTGCGACGACCCGCTCTGTGTCTGGTGGCGTCGTTCAGGTCCCGACGTCGAAGCAGCCACATGCCGTTGTGTCGGGTCTGGTGGCGAATGACCTAGAGTACGTGCGTATCCCCTCGAGCGGCTCGGCTGAGCACTACTCGATCGGCTTCGGAGTCGCCGCGAAGACATGGGATCAGACTGGCTCGATCGAGTTCCGGTATCGCTGGCGCTTGCCAGCGTCGGCGCTCGGCAGTGTGACGATTCGGTTCTCCTGGGGCTACGTTGACGGCTCAGACGTCGAGCAAGAGGTCGGCTTCGAGCAGCTGAGCGGTACTTACGCCTCGATCGCCCGGTCGGCATTCCTGACGACGCTTCAATCGGACTTGGTGTCTCTGTTCTTGACTCAGAAGCTCTACTTCAGGCTCGACGCGACGCTGGCGGCTCAATCCCTGGTCAATTTCTCTCCGGATGGGACTCGGTCCCCTGGTGAGTGGATCCCCGTTGGCGCTGCGACGATCCACCAGGCGGTCGACAAGGTGGCTGGTCCCGACGACACGCTCTACGCTCAGGGTCCGCAGATCGACAGCTCGGTTGGAACGGCAGCGAAGGTCTTCGGGGTCGAAATCGACGATGCGATCGCTGGGGGTGGCTGCACTCCAGCCAACCAGATCAAGCTGCGCGTCAGGACTGTTCAGGACACTCGGATCATTGTCCGCCTGATGGAGTCATTCCCATCGTTGACGCCAGCCGAACGACAGCTCTTCGACCAAGTCCTGATCGGCAGCGAGCTCCCGCAGGACCTCACTTTGAACATCTCGGGCGCCGCGTGCGCTGCGATCATCGACAGAAGCAATATCTACGTCGAGGTTGGGTTTGCTCTTCAGGGGACCCCAACCGGCGTGACGACTTACAAGCCGTTCAACATCTCGTTCAATGGCGACTTCACTCGATACGGGGCGGCCGCGAGTGACCTCGAGGCGATCTCTGATGGACTCGACTCGACCGGGATGGAGTCTTCAGACGACGTCATCATCGGTCCCAATAAAGACTCGTTCATCGCCTCGTTCAACTTGCAGGAGCCGCCGGCTTCAGCTCAGCCATACCTGGCTCGACTGAGGATTGAGAACGACGCTTCCGTCCCCTCCTCGAACTCCGATGTGCAGATCGAGTGGAAGACGCCCGGCGGCGGCTCGGTGGAGGTCACATCGTGGGTCGACGTTGGCGATCCGATTGAGTGGTTGGAGCTCGACTTCACTTCTAAGATCTGGAAGATGGCGCCTTCTGACTGGCAGAACATGCAGTTCAGGGTCAACCGCCTGGCGACTTCGAGCAACGCCTCGAACACTCAGATTGTCGAGATGGAGGTCGTCATCCCGTCGACGTTCCCAACGGCTCAGGTCATGGAGGTGACATTCCGGTCGCCGGGTCTCTCCTACGCGGAGACGTCGTGGATCAACTCTCGGCAGCCTCTGACCACGACTGTGATCCCTGGCGACACGCTGAAGATCTACGTCGGGACGAACAAGCGCATCCACGAGATCCTCGCCGCGTCTCCGCTCGTATCGCCCTGGCCCGATGTCTCAAAGGGCGCCGTCGACTATACGGAGAACGGCGGCAAGTCGTGGTCGTTCGACGGCTTTGGCGACAAGGTCATCGCAACGAATTTCATCGACCCTGTACAGGTCAAGGAGATCGGGACGACGCAGTTCAGGGATTTGATCGGGTTCGATGCTGCGGGGAATCCAATCCCGAACTACGTCGCCGACGGCGGCGAGTATCCGAAGGCTCGGTTCTACGCGACGATCAACAGCTTCGGAGTCCTGGCGAGCATCAACGAGGACAGCTTCATTGACGGTCGCCCCTACACGGTATGGACGTCTCGTATCTCGAATCCGAACGAGTACTACCCTGCTGACGAGGTGAAGCAGTCCTCGATTCTACAGATCGTCTCGAGGCCCGGCGAGGTCACGGCGCTGCTCGGTGGAGAATTTGGGTTCATCATGAAGGAGGACTCGCTCTTCCGCATGGAGTACATCGGGCGGACGCCGTTCTGGAATTTCCCACAGATCTCAATCTTTCAGGGCTGCCCGTATCCGCGTTCGATCGTCCGCTACGGTCAGCACGTCTTCTTCTGGGGCTCCGGTGGAATCTTCATCATCGAGAACGGTGTCCAGTTGCGAGAGATCGGCGAGGGCAAGGTGTCGAAGTTCCTATTCGACTCGCTCTTCGAGGACCTGTCGCTGATCGCGGACGCTCAGGGCGACGAGCGCCCAAACTCGGCCAAGGTGATCGGCGACTACGACCCCTACTCCGGCCTGATCGTCTGGAGCTACCAGTCGAACACTCGCCTGGTATTCAAGAATGGCATCTTCCTGACCTACAACCCGCAGCGTGACCAGTTCACGGTCCTCCTGGGCGAGGACCTGGTCGGCGGCGAGTTCCCGGGCGCCGGCGGCAACGCTGGATTCAGAAACACCGGCATCCAGTCGATCGGCAACCGTCTACAGCAAGTCGACTCGACAATGCGCTCCATGTTCTTCATCGACAATCAGCATGGCTCGAAGGACGTCGCGACGGATCCTGACAAGGTCCAGGCGCT